TTCTTTTTTAAGGACTTTTAAGGCCTTCCGGATAGTGTGCACGTCGTCGCAATCGTTAATATACGATACTGTTGATGGACATGCTTTCTCTATCAGGTCAACGACTAAATGTCGTAACCTAAAATAGGGAGTGTCACTGGGCACCTCAAAATGCTGACAGAAAATTAAATTCTGTGAATGGGAACGGGTGTCTAAAACACCCATTAACATATTCCCTAGCATTTCGGGCGTGGGATTAATATACCCACGGTTGGCACGAAAATAGCCAGGCTGTAAAGCCAAGAGCAATACACGTAGGTTGGATAAGTCTACGTCACTGCCCCCGTAGTAGAATAAGCTACGGTCAGAGGTACCGTAAGAATGGTAACTGTTATAGGATCTTACACCTATAATGTTAGACCACGCCTCTGCAATGTGTGACCCTAAAAGACGGTCATTGAAGACTAAGTTCCCATGAAATTTGGGATCATCAAGGATCTCCTTGACCTTATCCACAAGGATATTGTAGTCTCCATTGTCTGGAAAGTCTTTACCTGCACCACCATAAGGTAGTGGAAGGCGACCTAAGATTTCTACAAAGAGTCGCTCCTTATGAGGAGCTTCCTTAGCGGCCGAGGGGCCGAGAAGCTGAATTAGGCTTCTGATACCCTTCATAGAAAAAGGTCTGAACTTTCCTGCACGAGCAAGTTGAATAGCTCGTCCGTCGGTGATAGAAGTCTCAGCACTGAGGCTTAGACCATCGGGCTCGTGAAAATCTACGGACAATTCACGAGGAGTCGGTTTCGAAAATACAGTGTAACCTGCAAATTCCGCAAAATCTTGCGAAATGAAGGATTTTTCTACACTGGTCGAGACACCGACGTCTTGCATGATTTCAACATATATGTCATAGACACGCTTGTCAAATATCAGCAAGTCGTCCCCAAGGATAGCAAACGGAAAATTATCCATTCCGAGCTTTCTACAGATCCCTCGCAGTAAGAAATTATGTGTGAGGGCGAAAGCTGCGAAACTTGGGCGAGTACCTAGCGGTTGGCCAACTGTCCACTTGAGTGTGGAGGGGAATCCAGCTGCAACTAAATGTTGTGGTACTTGAAAATTTCCGGTACTAACCCTCTCAAAGAGCTCAATTTGGCTAGCAGGTAACAGCCTGTTCCGCATCCATGCGAGTTGCACAGAAAGGGGAAAACAGTCTGTGGCGTTTGACAAATCAACAGAATAAACTGTGACGTTTGCCGCCATATGCTGAGCCGCGATGTTAGCCCCCTTCTCCTGGTCAAAAGTACAATCCTCAGGGAGTGTACGTAGACAATCCATTAAATAATGGAATAAAGGAGTCAAGGCACACTGCAGCACCGGGTAAGGTGAAGCGAAAACTCTAAGCTTCCCGCCGGGTTCTTGTGAAGCACCTATGTTTCCGACAATTTTGTCGTTTACAATAGGGTCTCCTAAGAGCTTACGACGAAGAACTGCCGTTGTAGGAATAACTTCCTCTATTGCAGGAATAGTGAACCAGTTGATATTTTTACACTGATTCATATGCTTACGCATTTGGGCCGTAAGCTCATCAACGCTGAGATGCGCTGATTTCCATTCGCCTAAGTTAGGAGCTTTACGCTCTTTGTAACTTGGAAGGCTGCTGAACGTACTTCCGATCTCGATGAGAGATTGCAGACGCCGAACAGCACGGGAATCGGGTTGTGCTCGGGTAACCGAAGACACGAACTTTGAAACCTGTTTCTTAGTCGCTTTACCAAAGGTGATAAAACGATGGCCAAAGGCAAGACGTAATTGTACGTCTAACGGATACTTCTTAAGAAAGAAGACCGACTTTGGGTAATCAAATTTAAGACCGACGCCTTTTGGGCTAGGTGTATAAAAATGATATGCTAAGATGGCTTGTCCTATCTTTTTGAGATGGGCTAAACCGCCTTCTTCGCCCTTCGTTTGGGCTAATGAACTTACCAAGTGAGCGTATGCAAGGGCATCGCTTTGGTGTAGACCGAGTGTTAAGCACCGCTTAACAATGAGGTTTTGCATTAAAGTTTCCTCTAAGTTATTAGGGGACCTAAGCAGAAACAAATGATTCTGGTTCTGAAAAGGGCCAGGAGACTATTGCGG